TGCCTGCTTATCAGCAAGCGGGACAATCAACTTAGACATTCCCTTCGCAAGAATGCGTGCCTTGGTGGCAACTGAAGACTGCGGATTGAAGTCTCCTTCTACATCTGAGATAGAAGGCGTGAATGCGAGAGAGTCCCAAATGAAGAGCATCTTGTCGCTGGCTGCCGCAAGAATGTCTTCAATTGTCTCAAGCACAAACTCTACAGAAGGTGTCTGAATGTACATTAGGGAACTCAGATCGCAGCCTGCTTTCTCCAAGAATGTGGGGTCAATTGCAGACTCGGAATCAAAGTAAACGACACCGATTCCCATCTTCTGTGCGTTCGCTGCTACCTGTGCGGCAAGGAATGACTTTCCTGTTGCCTCAAGTCCAGCAAGTTCTGTTACCTTACCAACTGGGATTCCTCCCAACTTACCCTTACAGATAATTGAATCAAGCCAGCGTGAACCTGTGGGGATCCATTCTTTGACTTCTGTTGGGTTATCTTCTCTTAGATCGTGTGCGACATCACGACCTGCTTTTTTATTTATCATCGCACGGAGGTCGTCCATAGAAACACGACCAGCCTTTGTTTTAGCCATATTGTTCTCCTTTTATTTAATTTTCTTTTCTTTATTTTCTTTAATTTTGGGACAAAGCCCAGCAGTAATTATAACACAGAACAACCAAAAGAACAAGCAAAAACCCCCACCTTTTTAGGGGTGGGGGCGATTGACCAAAATCAGACTGCAAATAGCTTTCGTTGCTTTATTGAATGTAAGTCAAAGCAACAAAAAGTAGGAATATCTTTTCCGCTTTCTCTGTTATAAAATGTCATTCCTTTTACAAAATCAGACATTTTAAGATCTCTATAATTGGGCTCGTTAGCTTTAATCCAATTCTCAAGGGTTTGGCGGCGCACAAAGCGTCTTCCAACATCATTTGGTGAACCTTTAGACGGCATTTTGGATTTCGTTTTGAAGCGGCTGGAATTTTTATTCCAAAAAGCTCCAATATCCTGATTTGTGACTCCGACATCAGCAAAAGTTCTATGACTTTCGTTGATAAAAAAGCCCTGCTTTCCTCCTTCAAGTTCAACTTTTTGTATACCATCAATTTTGTAACGTACAGAGTTTTCTGATATTCCAAAGTAGTATCCAATCATTCTTGGAGTAAATGGACCAGCATTTGTTGCACCAGACTCTACTGCTTCTTGAAGATTTTCTTCACTTAAAAAAGTGTTTATATCATTTTGAACAAAAGAAGAAAACGCATTTGTACTAAATTCGATTTCTAAATTATCAAAATTTACGCTGCTGTAACGCTTCTTTAAAGCGTCTAGCTTAGCTAGAGTTAGCTTTGTTTTTGACATACTATCCTCCTTTTAGCCAGCCATTAGTTCGTCAAAAGCCTTATCGACGCTTGACTTCTGGTTGTTGTTGTACTGGGTGGTCTCTCGTGAGCGGGACTCAGCAGAGCCATCACTTGACATCATGTTGTTGAGAATCGTCTCAACTTCTGCTGTGCTGTGACGGGTGAAAAGTCCGTCAATGTCAGGCATGTTCTGTAGCAGACCGGGGATTGCATCTGCGTCATCAAGAAGTCCGCTGGTGTTGCGGCGCATCTTCATGTTGGTCTGTGGATAAGCACCGGGACGTGTTGGCTTGGTGTAAGTGATTGTAATGTCGGTGCCCTCACTAACATCAGTAATGTCGCCGTATTCTGGGTCAAGAATGTAGCCGAGAAGTAGTTCGTAAGCGGTCTTGCCGTAGCCATAGACCTTTACACCCTCGGACTCAAGACCGCGAACAATCACGGGCGAGAAGTAGCGAGTGCGAACAAAGAGAGACTTTGCAAGCTTCTTGGTCTCCTCGTCGTTATTCTCGGTTCCATCACGCCAGAGTGTTGAAGCAAACTCACAGATTGGACAAGCCTCACCGAAGTTGCGCTTTGGACACATAACACCAGCGCGGTGTCCTTCAATGTTGTAGTGGAAGAAGACTTCCTTTAGCGGATCTCCATCCGCAGTTGGGACAATTCGGATGTCCGTGTCACCCTCGTCTGGCTTGAACCAGACAGAGGTCTTGTCGCTAGTTCCTTCTCCACGAAGTGCGGCTAGCTTCTTCCGCATTAGTTCCATGTTAATTCCCATAATAATCTCCTTGTGTTGGGCTATAGTATGATGAGCGTTCCTCACCATCTGAATGTAACACGCTCTCCAAGTCCTGTCAAGCGTATTTTCTTGGGGTATGTCTGAGAGCTTCCCCTTGCTCAAGTTATAAAGTAACGTGATCAGCCTGTGCTGTCAAGTGGTTTTTTGTCCTTGAATGAAGTTTGTGTGAGCCACGCAGAATCCGAAGTCGCTTTCGTAGGGTGACTCGTAGATTCCATAAGTCACATTTTTGAATGCGTTTCGGGGTTTGTTTTTTAGGCTCTCGACCACTCGGGAATGGAGTTTTCCATCCGTTTCCAAGCGGCTACTGGCTATACATAAATAGTACGCTACGTCGCGATCTTCCTCTAATTTGTAATACCAATTTTCACTTAATTTGTCTATCGAAACCATGCCTACAGAGCGGATTCTCTGCACTTCTGAAGGCTTCGTCAAGTTGCCTACGATCGGGGTTGTGTGATCAAACACATTGAGGTAGTGAACAGCGTAATAAATGCTCTTGTTAATAGCCTCAAAGTATTTTTTTATTGGGATCTCGCCTATTGTCTTCTCAATTGCTGGATTGGAGAAGATAGTGAAACTATTAAACAATCCAGAGCGGGCATACTCCTGTAGAATGCCGAAAATTGCTCTCTCTTGCAGCCGTAACTCTCCAATCAGTAGGTCTACGTCCGGTCTAATGTAGAAAATGTCTATCTTCTTGTCTCTTATCTGCTGTAGAATAGCAAGTGTGTAGTTTGCTGAGAATGATGACCCGCAAAGAAACACTTGAACCCTGTCTTGTATCGCTTCTTTCGTCTTATAAGAGGATAGTGTAGGTGCCTCTTCCTCACAATCCTCTGCTTTTGCTACTCTTGGTAGCTTTCTGGTGTACTTTGTGTTCTCCTGACCTTCCGAGAACAAAAAACAATTATATTCTTTATGATCCTCAAACAGAGAGACCACATTACAGCCTGCTTCGCCTATGCCTATCAGCGAAATCATAATTTCAATTCCTTAAGTTTCCCATAGTTCTTTCCAGCCTTCACATTTGCCATAAAACTACCAAGTTTGTTGTTCTGGAAGATTTCTTTTAGTTGCGGAACAAGGTGTTTGTCTTCGTCGTGTAGATCCAGAACGATTTCGTCGTGAACAATGAACGCAACGTGTGACTTTGTGCCTCTCAAAGCCTTATCCAACTCAACAGCGCGGTCAAGTGTGAGATCTGCTGTCGTGCTCTGAATGAGATAGTTGAACGCTCGTCTCTCATCCACCTCAATCTCCCTCCCAAATGGAGTAGTAACCTTATTATCCTTGTAACTCTCGTTCAGAACCTTGTCTCGGTTGTAGACGGAACCATTGAGAGACATGTCGTTGTTGTTGTAGAACGCCGAGAAGAACATTACCTTGGCTTCGTCACGATCGACAGGTGTGCTAGCATAAAGATGCCGCATGTTCCAGTGGTGAATGTCTTCCTGTGGCTGCTGGTGTCCAGACAGAGCCAAGAATGTTCGGATCTCCGCTCCATTGTAGTCAAGAGAGACAAACCAGTCGTTTGTTGGCTTGATTAGTTCTCGGAACTTGGACTTCAAGGTAAGGATTGGATTGCTTGTTCTATTGGTCGTCAGACGCCCTGTAACCGTTCCAAAAAGGTTATAGTCAACGTAGGGTGACTTACGATTTATGAGCATTTTGATGTCTTCTCGGTCGCTTGTCGTAGTCATTAGATGGCGGCAGCCATCGGCGTTGATCTTGAGACGCTGATAGCGGATCTTGTGAAGCAATTTGTAGATACGATCAAGATGATCGTAGTTCGCTGGTTTCTCATAAGTGTCGAAGACGTGTTGGGTAATCTTGTTACGAATCTCGCAGAACTCCATCAAGAAATCTGATGGGACGAGATCAAAGAAGCAGTTATCATGCAGATTGATTTTAGCAATCTGAAATGATTTCAGGTATGCCTTGAAAGTCTTCTGTATTTCTGTCAACTCTCCCTTTAAATACTCAGGGCAGGCACTTTGGAGGTTATTACCTCCAGTATAAAGCCAAGCATATTCAATTCTGTCGTCCTGAACAGAGCCAGTGTACTTCCAAGTCTTGGTCAGTCCGCTAGGGATGCTGTCGAAATGAAGTTTTCCGTCAACATAAACACCGACACATTCTGACTTGTCGTCAAGTGTCTGGAAAATCATGTGTCCTCTCGTAGTCTTTGTGCCTTAACAACATAACTCAAGGATCCTCGGTAGTCAAATGGTTGAGAGATAAAAATCTCAAACTGCCTTAGTGCTTCTCGTATATTTTTAGCACTTGACAAATTTACCACATCGGTTATAATCTGATCTTGAGTGGCTTGAAGGTGTTTTGTTTCTTCTTCTAAAAATCTTAATTTACAATATAATTTAATAAAATAACTTTCATTATATAAATTATTAATTTGATCTATTGTATAATTTTTAGGATTAGTAATTTTAGCACCTCCAGAACACTCATCATAACTCATTGTTGAATAAGATAAGGAATTATATAATGCTAATAATTGTTGCTTGAAAGTTTGATAGTAGTTATATTCAGTTCGTGTGTAAGCAAAAGTAATGATTTCATCAGTTGAGTTATAACCATAGGTTGCTGCATAGGCTTGCATTGCCTCTGAGTCTAAGTCAGCAACTATTCTCCAAGGAGCCAACATATCTACCATAAAACCAAAAGAATTACAAGCATTTAGATAATACTCAAAGTTTGGAGAGTTTATAAATGCGTCTATTTTTTGTTGATCGTTCTCGTAAGATAAATCTGCTATCTCAATTGTGATACCATTTGTCAACATAGGATTAAATTTACTTTTCATAAATCCTGTTTTTGTCAAAGGATAATGTGATAAAGAATTATTACAGAAACTTTCTACAAAATCAGTAAATGTTTCAAAATTGTAAATTTCAAAATTTCTTTGATTTCTAAAAGTCGTCATGCCCTGAATAAGTTGCGCAACATATTGAGAATAGGCTGTATCATGTGTCTGATAAGCATCAAATGCCTTTAAGTTTGTCAGATATGGATCGTTGAGTCTAATACTTCGTATTTGTGTTGCTTTTTTAAACTGACTACTCAAATCAAAAAAAGCATCATGTACAAATCCCATAACTCTTAAGTTAGAACTAGCGCCATCTGTGTTTGCAATTCTTTTGAATACAGTTAAGGAATCTCTTGCTTGCATAGATACAAAATTTCTATTTACTTTTCCATACATTAATTT